GACTTGCTGATAAAAGCAGGGAGCAGTTAAGCGACGAAGCCAAGAAAATGAGAGAAGAAACCGAGAGAATGAAAGAAGAACTCAAAAAGTTACTTGGATTATAGGAGGTATAGAAATGATTATTAAGAAGAGAAATTATTATATGGGTGGCAAGAAACATACTGTGGAGCTTAAGTATGACGGATATATGTATACAGTCATATCTGACGGAGTTTTATTCAAGCAGACAGCCAATGAACTGTTTGCGGTTCAGGTTTTCAATGAGATTTAGGAGGATTAATTATGGCAGAGAATACGGCAGTTGCAGAAAAGAAAGAAGCTGAAAGCAGAGAGCTTGTAGCAAAGGATTTTACAGAGGGAATGGTTGTTAAAATTAAGCAGAAAGAGAAATTTGGCTTGACATTCCCTAAAGATTACAACTATACAAACGAGCTTATGTCGGCAATGCTTATTTTACAGGACACACAGGATATGAATAAGAAGCCTGTATTACAGAGTTGCACAAGGGCAAGTATTGAAAATGCACTTATCGAAATGGTGACAGACGGATTATCAATAAGAAAGAAGCAGTGTTACCCAGTCGCTTATGCGGGCAAATTAAGCTGTCAGCCGTCTGTTTATGGTGCAACTTGTCTTGCTAGAAGATACGGGCTTAAAGACATTAATGCATCAGTTATTTATAAAGGGGATGTATTCAAGTACCACAAAGAGGATGCAAAGACAATTATTGATTGCCACGAACAGAGCTTTGAGAATATCGACAATGACAAGATTGTTGGTGCTTATGCAGTAGCAATTATGGGAAATGGTGAGAAGATTGCAGAAGTTATGACTATGGCACAGATAAAGACAGCTTGGAAACAGGGATACGGATATAAGGAGACCGGAAACGGAGTTCATCAGAAATTCGCAGACCAGATGGCTATGAAAACTGTTAAGAACAGGCTTCTCAAAGCTATCAACAATACTCATAGCGGTTTTGGCAAAGAAGATGATTATGAGGAAATCAGCCACGATGAAATGCTCGAACAGGATGTTGCCTATGATATTGAGCAGAACGCAAACACAGTAGATTTTGACGAGGACAACATAATTGATGTGGAACCTACCGACACAGCCGACAGGCAGTCAGAGGAACTGCCGCCGTTCATGCAGAGTGAGGAGAGCTGATATGAGAGTAATTTCACAGCATGGCAATGTTGATTTGCCCTATGAGCAGATAGTTGTGTGTCACGCAATGGAGAGCGTTATAGCACTATGCAATGGAGAGAAATACGTGTTAGGTGAGTACTCTTCCAAGGAGAAAGCGTATAAGGCTATGGAAATGCTTAGAGAAGTATATGTCGGTATGCCTATCGTAATGCAGAATGTTGATATTTCGGAAGATGTGGCAAAGGAATTTGGAAGATTACAGAAATGTGGCATTATGGTGCGAACAGAAAATCAGCCGTCAAAAGTAGATTTTATCAACAATGTTGTCTTTCAGTTCCCACAGGATGATGAAATCGAGGTGTGACCTTATGACAGAGAAAGAAAAAGAAGAGTTAAAATCGGAAATCCTTGAAGAAGTGGAAAAATCACTAAAGGGTAAAGTGATAAGAGAAGATGTTGCCACAACGCTTAAAGAACCAAGAGAATATTGGTTTGTCAAGAGAACTGTTGACGGAAAAAGGCAAGACGGATTGATGAGAACGGTTATTGACAATGTTACTTCGTGGTCTATGTGGGAACTTATAAGAAAACTCACTTGCTATATTTGTGGTAAGAGTTATGTTCGACACTTAGCAAACGAAGGGGAAATTGCCAATGAAATTTGTAATATCCTTTGCAAAACTGTTTATGAATTGCGTGTCAAATATTTAAACGAGTCCAAAGGCGGTGACGAAGATGAAACTTAAATGTATCGCCACAGGAAGTACAGGAAATTGCTACACCTTAACTTCCAACAGTGGAGAAACACTTATCCTTGATTGTGGAATAACGATTAAGGAGATTAAAAAAGGCTTAGATTGGAATATAAGGGGGATAAAGGGTGTGATTATAAGTCACACCCACCTACCCTAGACCATAGCAAGTCAGTAAAAGATTTTGAAGCTATGGGAATACCGATATTCGCCCCATATTTAGGCGATAGTTGTAAACCAATGAATATGGGCGGATTTACAGTAAAGCCCTTTGATTTAACAACAATAGACGGAAATTGGACACATACAAACGCAAATGGCGAGCTTTGTCCGATATACGGCTTTCTGATTACTCACAAGGAAATGGGGAGAATGATTTACATAACGGATTGCGAAGTTATCAAGTGGAAATTTAAGGATGTAAACCACATTCTCTTAGGTGTGAATTATGACAAGGATTTAATCGACAGGGACAACACAGGCAAAGCTAATCACGTATTTAGGGGTCACTTATCCATTGACACCGCTTGTGATTTTGTTAAGGCTAACGATTCTGACAGCCTACAGAACGTCATAATGTGCCATTTATCAAGTGAAAATTCTGATAGAGATAGTTTTATCGAGAAGATGAAGAAAGTTGCTTATGGGGCAAATGTAGATGTTGCAGAGCGTAATAAGGAATGGCTACTTGCTAATCCTAATGAGTGCCCTTTTTAAAAATTAAACAGACAGGAGAAAAATAATGAATATTGTAACACTTTTAGGACGATTGACACGCGATCCGGATATTAGATATACACAGGGTGAAAATGCAATGGCAATAGCAAGGTTTACACTTGCCGTTGATAAAAATTTTAAAAAGAAAGACGATAAGGCGAATTTCATTAACTGCGTGGCTTTTGGCAAGATTGCTGAAACAGTAGAAAAGCACGTATTTAAAGGTTCAAAGATAGCAGTTATCGGTGAGTGGACTACAGGCAGTTACAAGAATAGAGACGGAAACACAGTCTACACTAACGATTGCAACATATCTAAGTTGGAGTTTTGCGACAGTAAAAATTCAAGTGGTAGCAGTGCGGAGCCACAGCCAAAACCCGATGATAGCTTTATGTCAATCCCTAATGATATTGACGAGGAATTACCATTTAACTAAGAGTCGGTTGATTACAGGACAGTCAGATAACGGCTGTCCTAGAAAGGAAAAATAATGGATTATACAAACGAAGTATTTGCGGTCATTGCAGAGGAAATATCGAAGTGTAAAGATGGCATAATTACAAGAGCATTTGTAAGGCAGATTACAGGGCTATTGCAAAAAAACGGCATTATACCAATATGCAGTGAAAGATTCATAAGCCTTAACCCTGATGTGCCAAATAATAGTTCTGTCAGAAGAGTCACTGTTTCATTTGATGAGCTTGATTGCACCAAGCATGACCGAGAAGTTAGAAAACAGGCATACAGAGATTTTATCAAAGAATTCGAGAGCAGAGTTAATTCAAAAGATATATCTGAAAAACTCTTTGAAACTGAATGTATATTATTGGAGCGTGATAAGAATGGGATTAATTGATGCAGATAAACTAAAGAAAGATTTAAAATCGGTTACTTTAAGCAATGGAACTTTGCTCAACATAAATACAATATTGCATTTACTAGAAGAATATCCGACCGCTTATGATGTAGATAAGGTTGTGGAGTAGTTGGAAGAATTAAAAAGTCAAGTCCCTGTAAACAGAATCCTTGATGATATCATAAAAGATAAACCGAAAGAATTAGGTCAGTTGATTGCTTACAATAAAGCAATTGATATTGTAAAGAGAGGTGGAAACATTGAATTATCAGAACATAGCAAGAGCCAAGGCGATAGAACAGGAAAACAAAAAGCGACTGTTGAAACTGAATCCAAAGCTGAATGACAGGAGTGGGATTTACTTCCTACTCCGAGAAGATGAAAACGGATTTAAGTATGCGTATGTCGGACAGGCGGTACATACGCTTAGCAGATTGGCAAGCCACCTTGTAGGCTACGAACAGCACATAGACCTTAGCTTACGCAAACACAAGCTATACGATAAAGAGAAAAACCCTTATGGTTGGCGAGTTGAATTTCTGAATTTCCCCGAAAGTCAGCTTGACGAGAAAGAGAAGTATTACATCAAGCTATATGCTGATAAAGGCTATCAGCTTAGGAATGTCAGTTTAGGCGGTCAAGGAGAAAATCGTGCTAGTGGCTCAATAGGCGAGAGAAAAGCACCTAAAGGCTATATGCAAGGCATACAGCAAGGCAAAAAGGTGTTAGCGAGGGAATTATCCTCTATCGCGGAAAAGCACCTTATAATTCGCTTAAAGCCCGAAAAAGAGCATAACAAGGTATCGCAGAAACAGTATGAGAAATTTATGGATTTATTGAAAGCGGGTGATTCAGAATGAAGATTTTAAGTAAAAAGAAATGTGAAGAAATTCTGAAAAGAATTACTGCAAATGAAATTATTCAGGTAGAGTACGGACTACACGATATGGAAGCGGAAACAAAGGCAACGGAAAATAGAGCAGAAATAGCTTTTATTGTCGGTGGTTTCAAGGGTATGAATAAGGTGCTGAACACGTTGGGAAAAAGGTATAACAATATAAACCACGAGGGAAAAGATTAAAATACATTAACCGAACTTGAAAAAATAGGAGATTAATTAAATGGCAGAACGTAGAATGTTCACAAAAAAAGTCACTGATGATGATAATTTTATGGCTTTATCATCAAGTGCGCAGGCCTTATATTTGCATTTATCTATGTCTGCTGATGATGACGGATTTTGCAATCAGGTATCAGTTTCCATGTTCAAAGCTCACGCAAGTGTGGCTGATTTACAGCAACTATTGGAAAAAAGATACATTTATCAGTTTGATAATGGTGTGATTGTAATTAAGCATTGGCGCATGGCAAACGCTCTGAGAAAAGACCGGTATACACCAACGAATTTTAAGGAAGAATTGGCAAAATTAAAGATAAAATCCAATGGTGCATACACATTTTCTGATGATGGTTGCCGTGTGGTTGCCAATGGGTTGCCAGATGGTTGCCAAGTGGTTGCCACTTGTCTGCCACAGGATAGTATAGGTAAGGTAAGTATAGATAAGAATAGTATAGTTAAGGATAGTAAAGATAAGGATATAAAAGAAAAAGATATTGATAAATCAATATCTAAAAAGAAAACTGTCTACTACCCTGATGATGAAATGCTAGACAGTGCTTTTCAGGAATATCTGACAATGAGGAAAAAAATAAAAAAGCCAATATGCACTGAAATGGCATTACACCGAGCTATGAACACTATCGAGAAACTTTCAAAGGGCGATAACGATTTGGCTGTTAAAATTCTTAATCAGTCAGTAGACCATTGTTGGCAAGGGCTGTTTGCACTAAAGGACAATGAGCCACATTCAGCTAATAAAGGCACCATTGATTGGGATAATGTGTAAAGGAGTGATTATATGAAATTGATTGATGCAGACAAGCTACTATCAAAACTTAATGAAACTTATGACGAAGTAAACGCAAAGTATCACGAAACTGATTTTGATAGCTTTTATGGTGGTAGCTGTTCAATGATACAAGAAATTATAAAAGAAATTGAAGAACAACCATCAGTTTTAGGAGCAGGAATGAAGCCTATTGATAATTTCGTAGACCCATTTAAAGCAAAGGTGGGTGATAATTCTTGACAAGAGAAGAAACAGTTAAAATCATTCGCATAATGTGTGATTGCTACCCCAATTACAAGCCAAGCAATTTATCGGAGACAGTAGATGTGTGGAATATGATGTTGGAAAATTGCACTTATGAACAAGTATCAGTCGCACTTAAAGCATATGTTTTTTCCGATACAAGCGGATTTGCACCGAGCATAGGACAACTAATAAACAAACTGCATGAGGTTCAATCCCCACAGGAACTTAACGAAATGGAAGCATGGTTCCTTGTTAGCAAGGCACTACGAAATGGCTACTATGGTGCAGTCGAAGAATTTAACAAGCTACCACCACTCGTACAAAAGGCTGTCGGAAGTCCTGATAATCTTAGAAACTGGGCGCTGACGGACATAAACAGCATTGAAAACGTAGTGCAGTCAAACTTTATGAGAACCTATAGGACAGTTGTTAGTCGAGATAAGGAATATCAAAAAATGCCAAAGGATATACAGACATTGATTGAAAATACCAATAGAAGCTCGTATTCGGCTCAAATCGGCTCTAAAAATCAACAGACGATAAAATTATCGCTTGAAGATAATAAAAGCCAAAATAAGCCAATTAAAGGCGCTCCAATGCCAAAAGAAATTAAGGAACGTATCGAGCAGATGAAAAGATAGGAGGTAAGAGGTTTTGGTCGACCAATTAAAACATGTTTTACTCCTAGCAAAAAATGATAAAAGACAAGTATTCCAGAAAGAGGTATGAAGAACGAAAAGCCAGTAACCTTTGCGTGCTTTGCGGAAAGCCACTTGATAGAGAAGGTGTGGTTTGCACGGCATGTAACAGCAAACGTACAGCATATGGCAGAGAGCTTTATAAAAAATTACAGGCAGTTGGTATTTGCCCTAGGTGTGGCAAAAACTTGTTATATGGTGACGAAAAAAGCTGCGTTGAGTGTAGGGCAAAATCAGCCGAAGCCGCGTCAAAGAAACGTGCTGCTGATGTCGAAAAATACAATGAGCGACAAAAAGTGTGGCGAAAAGCACGATACGAAAAAGACAAGGCAAATGGCATATGCACACGCTGTCGTAAAAGGAAAGCAGACCCAGGGTATACCACTTGCACATTTTGCCGGGAAACAATGAGAAGAGCACACGTTAAAATGCCTGAAAGAACCGGCAGATATGAACAAGGGCTATGTTTTTTCTGCGATAGTCCAGTAAAACCCGGATATAAGGTTTGTGAAATGCACTATCAGAAGAATGTCAAGAATGCAACTTGCGAAAAGGCAAACTTGGCACGACAGAAAATAAAAGAAAGGAGTCCACAATGGACGCCTTGAAAGATTTTTACGAGTTTTACCGGCCACTGCAAAGGAAATATGACTTGCAAATGATTTACAAAACCAATAGCAAGGAAGCAAAAATAACCATCCGGTGGCGTGGTAAAGAGATTGTAAAAGTCGCAGAAGAAACTACAGAAGCCTGTTTTACCAGGGCGAGACGAGAACTTGAAGAAAGAATGAAAAAATATGAGCAACAAACTGAAACCAAAGAAAAAGCACAAAGAGCCGGATTTTACATGGACAAAATCCGAGAGAGTTACGCTGAAAAGCAGCAATAACCGTAGAAAGCTCGTAAGGCGGTCTTTCACAGACTTTA